CGAGCAACATCGCGGGTTCCTGGCCCCGACGGTCGCGTTGCGCGTCAAGCTCGACTGCGACGCCAATGTGTTTGTGGACGATCTGCCAGAGCGACCCGCCCATGCCCCGGTTCGGCTCCGCGTCGAAGCCGAGCGGGAGAACGTAGGCGGCGGGGAGCGCCATCGAGGTCGAGTAGTCGCGCAGGCCGCGCTGATATTCCGCCGCTCCGGCGACGCGTCCTCCGAAGTAGGGGGCATTTTGGCGAAGCGAGGCGATGCAAACTCCGATAACGGACGCGAGCGGCGTGATCGCGTTCACTTCGTTTGCTTCCATGTCAGCGCTTTGTCGAACGCGAGGCGCAGGCGGCGCGTGATGTCCGGCGCTTGCTGTTGCATCACGCGGTCGAGGAAGGGGCGCGGTTCGAGGATGCGGGCCGTGTAGCGTCCGCGCGCGCGGCGACGCTTCGTCCTGGCGCGCCATGCGGCGGAGGCGGCGGGACGTCCGCCGAACGGGTTTCCGCCCCCGCGCGCTCCGGCCTCGAGGAACAGCGCGTAGAACTGACGAGCGCGGACGGCGAAGCCCTCGCCAGACTTGAAGGGGAACGTCTTCAGGGACGCGCGGAGCGCTCCGGAGGCGCGGACGGGCGGCTCCCCTGGCGACGAGGCGCGATAGGTTCCGCCCTTGTCGCCGCGATAGTGCGTCACGCGTCCGCCGCCACCGCTGGCGTTGATCAGGCGTTGCGTCTTGTTCTTCACGTCGTTGCCCGCGCTCCGCATAAGCTTCGTCATCTCGCGCTTGTCGATCATGACCTCGCCCCAGGACGTCACGGTCAGCTTAAGGTCGCTCACCAGAAGCGGCCTCCGCCGAACAGCAGGACGAGGACGAGGATCAGTAGGATCACCCCGATCGCGCCGATACCCCCTTGCCCGTAGTAGCCGGAACGGTATCCGTAAAACCCGCCGAAACCGCCGAACAGGATCAGCACGACGAGGATGATCAGGATCAGGTTCATGGCAGCAACCACCCGTGTCTGGCGAGACCGACGAGGATGATCACCAGACACACCAGCACGATTATGAGTTTCAGGATCGGATCAATCATGACCGGCCCGCGAGCGACAACGATCACCAAATCGACGAGCCAACACGCGAGCCATGCGACGACGAAGTAGACGATCGCTCGTTCTTGCATCATTCCCTCCCGGCGACCGGCTCGACCCCAGACGGAGCGGCCCCCGCTCCGTCATAGGGTTCGGTCAGCAGCGCGTTGATGGTCCCGTCGGCGTCGTCCGGAAGGGTCCGCGAGCGTTCAAGCTCGCACTCCATCCGGAGGAAGCGCTTCCGTCCGGCGAGTTCCAGCGTCCTCCGGACGCGGTAAAGCTCACCGCGAAGCGATCCGTCGTCCGCGCGATCGGTGACGCGGGTCACGACGTCGATGGTCGGCGGATAGTCCTGCCAGCGGATCGTGATCATGTGCGTTATCGGCGTATCGACCTGTGTCGACTGATAGAACGTCGAGGAATAGGTCGGCTGTATGTCGGCGTGGACCGTGGCGACGCGGACGAAGGTTTCTTCGAGCGCGAGGTCGTCGGCGGGCGCTTGGTCGCGGCGATAAAGCGTCACGAACCAGCGGAGCGATCCGATCCCGTTCGAGGCGGTCAGTTGACCCGAGGGATTATCCGGCAAAGGTCCAGAGCCGATAGGGTTGCATCAGGTTCCGCGCGAAAGCGGGCATATCGGACGAGGCGTCGCCGCGTTGCTCGTAAAGGAACGCGGTCAGTAGCAGGATCGCGTGACGGATCGGCATCGGGACGGCGTCCGGGTCCGAGTCGTCATAGCCAGCGGTGTAGTCGATCACCATCGACTGTTGCGGGATGCGCGGGACGAGTTGCGGCTTCACCGCGACATATCCCGGCTCGACGGCGAGGTTCAGGGTGTAGTCGTCCGGGTCCGCGACCTGCATGTCGTCGATCGCGCCCCAGGTGATCTGTTCGACGGATTGCGCGGGCGCGCGGGGAAGCTCGATCGGTCGCTTCACCAGGGGAGGCCAATTTAAGGGAAAGACGATCAAGCTCTGAGGCACGAGCGGCGTCGCGGTCGGAGGCGGAGACCATGTCACGGCGAACTGTAGCTTCTGCGTAAACAGCGCGCGGTTGAGAAACGCCTCCGCCCACATCCGCGCGCTGGTCACATACATCGCGACGAGGTTGTCGTCATAGTCGGCGTCAATGCGGCAATGCTGGCGCGCGAGTTCGGTCGTGATCGGTTCGCTCGCGGGCGGCGTCATCACGCGAAGCGAGGAATACACGGGTTTACTTCCGGACGACGCCTGTCGTCTGCCGCAGCGGGCCGGACGGGGAGGGATCGCCCGATCCCGCTGCGACGACTGGCGTCGGGACCAACAGGTCGAGCGGCTGCGCCAGCCTCTTCGCGGCGAGTTCGCGCGCGGCCCAGAAATCGACCGCGATCAGGTCGCCGGCGTTGTAATGCGAGAAGCGCCTCATCACGCGCATCCGCACGTTCGTTCCTTCGATAACGTCGCTCATGGTCGGGTCCTTCCTTTATGCGACGACGACGCCGTTCGACGGCGGCGCTGTCGTCGAGCCGATCGCGTTCGTCGCGGTGACGGTGCAGGTCGCGGTCAGCCCGACGTCCGGTGCCTGGACGGTATAGGTGTTGGCGTTCGTTCCGGCGTTCACGCCGTCGAGTTGCCACTGATAGGCGTATCCGGTCGGCTCGCCCTCCCAGGTCCCCATCGTGCAAGTCAGAATGTTGGCGGCTTGCGAGACATGGGGAACGGTGACGTTGACGGGTGGTGCCGGTGGAGGGGCAGTCACGCCCTGGTCGGCGAGAGCTTGCGCTTCGTCGGGCGTGAAGAACGCGGACTCGCCAGGGAAGTAGCTTAGGAATTGTGCGGTAAACGTCACCAGTTGATCCCGTGGCGGGATACCTTCCACCGACACCATCACCATTGCGCGGTCTCCTTATGCGGGATCGGTCAGCGTCGGCGGGGGGTTCGCGCCGGTCGCCAGGGCAGGCCTGACGGCGGGAGCTTGCGACCACGTCGGGTTGAGCGGTTGCGTCGAGTAAGGTGCCCCAGGCGAGCCTGGAACGCCCGAGAATGCCCAGTCTTGCGTCAGCAGGACGACGAGCGACTGCAAGTGCCGCATGTTCACGTCATGCTCCGCGATCACGCGGAACAGCGATTGATCGCGCTGGAATGCCGAGACCATCGTCGTCCCGTCGTTGTAAGCGGCGACGTCGGAGGCATCGACGACGACATTGTAGGTGTCGGCGATCACGAAGTCGGCCATATCGCAGAAGTAAATCTCCGACCCCTTCGCGAAGGTCGAGATCGAGAGGTTCGTCGGTATCTGTTGCGTCAGGCGGACGGGATAGCCTTCGAACATTCCTTGCGCCATCTCGTCCTTGAAGTAGAAGCCGCCGACCTGATCGCGCGCGGTCGCGATGAAGCGGGCGATCGTCGGCGCCATGATCCACACCGGGCGGATCATCCGGGACATGCCATTTTGCAAGGCCAGGAGCGCCGCTGACGCCCCTGCGAGGATGGCGGTCAGTTGGTCTCCTGGCGCTGGCGTCGCTGGCATGGCCGTCACCGTGATCAGGTTCGCGGGCAGCGCGAGGTGGCGCATTCCGATCGGACCCTTGTCGGAGCCGTCGCCCCGGAGGAAGGCGAGGTCCTCGCGGCGGGCGATCGTCTGCACGAGATCGTCGCGAACGACTTCCTCGACTCCGATCGGTGCGCGGCGGATCAGATCGTTCGACACCGGGACCATCGCGGTCAGTTTCTTCGCGACGAAGTTCACGTCGTCGAAGCGTTCTTGACTGATCGCAATGTCGTCGAGTTCGTTCTGATAGGACGCGGTCGAGCCGCCAGCGAGGCGCGGGATCGTCAAGTTCCCCATCGGCATCCCGATCTCCATCGGCGACGCGCCGCGAACGGCGGTCATCGCGCGGAGAAGCTCGATCAGGTCGGCCATGAAGTCTTGCGGGATCAGCGC